GCCTCCAGATCCACCATTACCATCAACAGCACCTCCATCATTTCCTTGAGATCCAGATGCAGCCGATTGGGGATTTCCATGTTGAGAAGATTTTCCACCACCAGATCCACCAGATTGTCTAGCTCCGCCGCCACCAGCAGCAGTATATGTTACTCCACCAGTAGGTCCAAAAACCGTATCTCCTCCAGCACTTCCATCTCTATCTGATGCAGCCGGAGCAGATCCTCCAGCGCCGATAGTAACTGTAACAGGAGCACCTTGGGTAATAGGTATAGCAGACGCACCAGCAGTACGAGCAGTTTCACTATTGAATAGCATTCCACCGCCGCCTCCACCGCCGCCTACTTGTTGATTATTTTGACCTCCGCCTCCGCTACCGCCACCGGCAACAAGAAACATATCTACTGAAGTAGTATAAGTTTTAGGACTAAAAGTTCCTGAAGATGTGAAAGGGGTTGTTGCTGCGGTTTGAGTTCCGCTTACGGGATCATTTACGACTCCAATTACTCCACCGTTTGTCATATTGTTCTCCTTATAAATTTCCCCAAGTTAAAGTAGAATCATCCCACTTTAAATTAGGTAATCCTTCTGCAATATTAAGCCAAGTTGCTTCGCTGTCTGACCATTCAATACCGTCTTCACTATTTACAAATCCTTCCACCCCATTTCTTCCTACAGTAGGATAATTTATGGGAGGTTGCCATCTGAAATTTTCATCAAGTACAAATAAACTATATTGTCTTTCCGGTATAAACGCATCATTCACAGGATCATATGTCCCACCTTTTCTAGCGCCATTATAACGAAATGTATACGGACGAGTTTTTTGAGTTTGTTTATAAGAAACCCAATCACCGTTAGGTCCAGTTCCAAATAAATTTTGACAATATGTTTCTCCTGCTGGATCACCTTCAAAAGAAACAGCAGAGTCCTCTACTGTTACTAGATTTTTAATTACATTGTTGGAATCTAGACATGCAAAATGAAGTGCCATTTAAACTCCTTAGTCTTTAATTACTTCGTATGATATAAATAAATCCAGATCACTTGCTGCACTTGCTCCGCCTTTCAATATATCCCCTTCCATTAAATAAATGGGAGTGCTGGAAACCACTAATGTGGCATCAGCTGGAACTGAAACAGTTTTAGCAAGATAAACTGTAGCATCTGCACCAGTTGGTGTAAGATCATTTGCCCCTGAAGTACCTAGACCATCAATATATAGATCTAAATCAGCGGCTGATGAACCATCCACATTAGCACATGTAATCCTATTAATTTTTAGTATAACATCTGCATCAACGGTTAACAAAGTTGCAGTTAATGTATTGGATAAATTCCAACCATAATTGCCCGCATAAATCGAGGCTACCGATACTATATTAGGGTTTGCCATATTTTTCTCCTTTTATCTTTTACCCGAAAACTATTGCCATTGCAATAGCTTTTCCTGTATCTATGGGAACAGCCCCATAACTTATTACTCCACCCGTAGAAGAAACTAAAGAGGATCCTGCTGTGCCTGCCACAGCTCCTGGCCAAGTAAGGGTATAAGTAGCTGTTGAAGCGGCTGCTTGTTGAGCCACATATTCTCCGCCAGTAGAATCCTGTAATCTTAAGTCTCCCTGAGAAACAATATCTAATTGAGTTACGCTAGGAGAATCAATATTTCCACTTGCATTTTTAATTATAGCTTTACTAGCTGGAAGAGTACAAAAAATTTCTTTTGTTCCAGCCCCAAAGTCTACTGCACTATCACTATTAGAACTAGAGATTGGTGTTGTACGCGTAATGGTTGAACTGTCGCCGTTTAGAGTTCCTAATCCTACTTCCCATTCCGTAGGAGTATCAGTATTAACAATTGCATAGTATGTGGTATTTGAATTACCAATACCGGCTGCAAAAGTTTCAAATCCTGATGTTGCTCCAGCAAAGGTAAGTGCCCCCGTTCCGGTTGTACTAGAGGTCTCCTTTACACGGTCATTAATTACTAATGCCATCTAAATTCCTTACGCTAATCTTAAAATAGCGTTTGATGCGTCTGCTGCTGGAAACTGAATGGTAAATGTTCCAGCTGTTGATGTTTTATCTCCGCCAAAATCTAATACGACAACAGCTTTATTAGATGCAGAAGAGTTATAAATTAATGCTCCTCTTGCAGTAATAGTTGCAGTTGACCATGACGAATCCGAAAAATCACAGCATGCAGTATCAGTACTTAGTGCTGGAGTCACACTTGTTAAAGTATTTCCTCCTGCAGTATAACCTGTACCTGTTACTTCATTGTCTGTTGAATCGTATACAGTCGTAGATTTACTTAATGTAGCGGAGTTAGTAAACAAAGCAATTTTAAAAGTATTTCCTGTAGTCGCAGTAAAATTATGAGTTGCAGTTAATACCTGTGTTTTAAAACTGTTTGCTACAGCTTGAGTTATTCCCATATTATTGTCCTCCTTGTTGTGTTGTGCCACCCATTGGCTTAATTGATCCTAATTGTGGTTGGAAAGATGGTCGTGTAATTCTTAATGCACCATGCATATAATCATCACGTTTTCCTCTTCCCATTTGTTGCATAGCTACAGCTTGAACAGCCTCAGCATATGATTGTGTATAAGTTTGCAGCATCTCCATGGGTCCTTTCAAAAATGTGAAAGCTTCCACAAGACAACCGTATAATAACGCTTTTGAAGCGTTAAGACTTAACCAAGAAGTAGTAGTAGAACTTGATAAAGCCTGATCTAGTTTACTCAATGCCAGCTCAAAAGTCAAAGCCGAACTTGGAGTTGGAACAACATATATACTGTTGTAATCCCATTGTGTATAATATTTAGGAGTCCCTGTCAAGTTTCTGTTTGGCCAATATTCATTTAGAAATGAACGATCCTTTTCTTCTAAAAATGTTCTATCCCCTGTACTCGTAGATGAAGTTGTATCTTCTACAATATTAACACTTCTAATAACAGAAAATGTTGCTGGCGTAGGAGATGTTCCTCCTGGAACAATTAAGAAAGGATTTGATGAAGTAAAAGTTGTGTATTGGTACGCATGAAAAGCAGGAATGTCTAGTTTTCTTAATAGATCGTTCTCAGTATGTTCTATAAAACCATCAGTAATTGTAGAAGTTAAAACGTCAGTACTAACTTCTGTATAATCTAAAATTTGTTGTGTAATTGATCCGTATGTTGCCATTATGCGCTTAAAGTTACAGGTCCTGCTGAAACAGGATAACCTCCTCCTCTAATTCCTCCAGTTGTGGCTGTTGCTGAGGCAGTTGAAAAATAATACCAGTCATCAGAATCATCACTGGACCCTGAAACATATTTTCCTTTTGTAATTGTATATCCTGCAGCGGCACAAAGAACTGCTCCTGTAATACCATCTACAGTTTGACAATCTCTAAATAAATTTGTTTCAGAAGACACAAAAGGAATTCCTCTAAATCTAACAGTATCTCCTGTAGATCTCCCATGATCTGGAGAGTGAACATTCACTACTTTTGATGCCGCAGCATATGTTTCAAAAGGATTAACTGGCAATGAAATTAATGTTGCCGGTGCAATTCGGGCCGGTCTAGGGTTCTCTAAAGCTTGTGGGTCAGGAGAATGCTCATGAGGCATTAATTGAGGAGCCTTTGGCTCATACTCACTTGTATGTACCCATGCTCCAGTCCATTCTTTTACCATTTCATTATAAGGAAATTGAAGTCCACTTCGATCGGAAATCGCTATTGCATATTTTCCGCTAGCATATGCCATTTATTATATCCAAGTGTATTTTTGTTTTCTAGCTAGTCCTACACCTTGTGTAGATCCCGTAACTTTTCCTTTAGAAATTTTAAAAGATTGTCCACCAGATTCTTTTCCTGCGCTATTTGGTGCATTCCCTTTAGTTGTAACAGCACCTGCTGCAACAGCTTTTGGGATATCTACATGACCCCTTCCGTAATGTCCTATCTTTTTTCCAGAAGTTTCACGGCTATTGGCTGTTTTTTTATTCCATAATGGATTACTCATTCTTCCTCCTTTTTACATTGACAGTCATTACAATCACATTGTCCACCACAGCAAGATCCGCTGTCGCTACAATGACATCCATGACCACATTTTTTACATTCTCCCATATATCCCTCTATGGTATATACGCTTGAGCCGGTTTAACTCTAAAAGAGACTCTTTCTCTATTAGTATCTGCCGCACGTTGAAATTCTTCATCATACATAGTTTTTAAATTAGCAGTTAACATTGGGGCTCTTTTAATACTTATATAATATGCTAATCCTGCAGTTAAGCAAGGAAGAAAAGCAAATGGAACATCAGCATAATTCTGATATCCTGCATTACTACTACCTGCATCTTGTATTCTTTTAATATAAAAATACTTAAATATATAAGCTTTATCAGGACTAGGGTAAAGAAAAAGAGTCATATCATTTTCTGGTCGTCCAGAAGAAGTACCAGAAGCAGTTGTAACTTGACCTGAAACTAATGTGTACTGAGTAGGACGTGCATCCCCTCCCGTAGAATTTTGCTCTTTCCTGCTTAGATTAAGGTATTCAGTCCTAGAAATTTTAGTGACAGTTACATCTGTAGTATCACTATTTCCTTCTATATTGGCAGTAGCATCAGTAGTGGTCGTTATAACCGCATCTACTATATCCACTACCTTCTGATCAATTGAATAAAAATTCTTAGCTGCAGTTAATGTTTGAGTACCATAAGTAATGGTCCATAGATTAAGACCACGATTAGCCCATTCGGAAAATAACAAATTTAAAGATCGACGGGCTGTCTTAAGATCATATCCCATACGAACTTCAAGTCCGCATCTTTCAAATGCTTCCTCGATGATCTCTTCTATACTAAGATTAAAGGAGTAAGTGCCTGAATAAGCCATTTAATCCTCCTAGTATCGTTTCAAAAATTCAATAACGCAAGTTGCTGTATCATCATTAGTGACAGATGAAAAATTTATTATTACATCTCCACTATAACCACTGGCTTGAGTATTTCGCAACGCACCTATGGAACTAAAATCCTGACTATCAGAATAATTACATGTTAATGCAAGTTCATCGGTAGTCGCATCCCATAAAAGTTTAAGTGGTTTAGTAACAGCTGTATTATTTACACTCCACCAGACTTTATTAATGTCTACTGAAGCACATGTTGCGCCTGCATTATTAGCATCTAAATCCGAAGCATTTACAGTATAAGATTCAGCTGTTGTTGAAGCAATGGTTGCATTAAAGCTAAAAACAGCTTTTCTATCTCCATCGAATAATTTTTTTACTACTTGTACCATTTTTAATTCCCCTTGTAAAAGAGTGGGGTCATTACACCCCACTCACGGTTATATTATTTTACCAAGTATCTCCTGAAGCAAGGTTCTTACCTTGCATAAATTCGATCTTGATCCACGCTTGTCCAGCTGTAGACAATGCTCCAGTTGGAGTATAAGTCAACACTACCTGGACATCAGAGTCATAAGCAACGCTGTCGGAACCAGTATCCTCTTGAGATACACTTTTCCAAACTGCACTTTGAGTAGCATCCACAGTTACAGCTCCACCAGTATTACCAGTAGTTGTAACTGCTCTCGCAACTCCAGTAGCAATATCAGCTAAATAGTCCTGATCATCAGATTTTCCAATTTCCATTGGATCTGCTGTTCCAGCATTAAACGCTTCTGCTACCCAAATCTTAATACCAGTAATGGTAGATTGATAAGGAACAACACCTAACGCTCTGCAATAGACATCCGCTGCCACAGCCGCTGTTCCCACGGTAATATTACCAGTGGTAGCTGCACTTGTAGCGATTTTAGTTACAGTCTTAAAATTAGCAGCTGTACTCATAGTAGTATAAACAGTTGTGCTATTTGGTCCTGTGACCGTTTCGCTTAAAGCTTTGCCATTAACATCTGTTCCAGTGACAGTGAACGTTATGCCTGAATCATTGCCATCACTTGTAATGCCAATTTTTCTTGCCCACGCTCCGTCAGCAGTTGCTGCTGTTGAAGATCGGCTTGGTGCATAAACTTTATTACCATTTTCGGTAGTAGTTAAAGCGCCATCCAATGTCAAGTTAGCCGCAGCCGTAGTTGTTTGTGAAGCGCAAATACCGTCTGTATCTGCCGCTGTTGGTTCTTGAAAATAACGAACAAATGAATTTAATACCCAGTTAGTGTCCGTAAGATCAATACCACGATAACCACCTGCAGTGGCTCCGCTAATTACTGGACCCGATTTTATCGGACCCGA